TGCTTTATTTTTGCTTCATCAATCTGGCTTTTTATTTTCATTAAGCGCTCGGTACTCATATTGGTTTTCCTTAAATTAATTATGGGGCGTTTTGGTCTGTTGTCTCTATCAAATCGGGATCAGCAAGAGTATATGTAAAATCGCCATAATCAACAGGGCATGCCACTGGGGTTTCTACTCTTTCCGCATACAAACCCCGCAAATAATTCTTTTTAACAAAAACCCCTTTTGTCGTCATTGCTTTTATTGCCCTGCCCTCGGCAATCATCATTCCTCTTTCAGATGTCACCTTTCTTTCTTCAATATCAATTCGACCGGCACGGGCAAGCCCAATGGAAACCGAACCATCCGGATCTTCCATAATACAAATCGTTTCTTCCGCATAAGGCGTTTGATAAAATTTTGTTTTTAATTCTGTAATTTTAACAGAATCAAGAGTAATCTTTTCCATGTTTTCTTCCTCCTGTTTATAATATTCTTTAACTTCTTCTTCAAGACTCTGTGTCATATTTCCTCCTTTGTTAAAAATTATTTAACTGCTTCCCACGTTTTTTCAACAACTTCTTTTTTTGTTCTGTATTTTTGAAAATATCTTTCAAGGTTAGTCTCAAACGAAAGCTCAACTTCCGTATCCGAATTAACCCTGGTAATAAACGCTTCGTTTCGATTTTCCCGTTCTTTGGCAATATCTATATGCGTCCTACTAATTACGCCTTGCTCAATCGGCAGATACACAGCCTCAATATCATTCGTATCTGCATACCACAAATACACCCTCGGCTTGTGATCTTCCTGCGCAGCGGTGGAGCGCATAAGCGATCCCGGGTTCACCAAGTGGCGGCCTTCGTGTTCAACGGTAAAAGCTTGGTGGTTATCACCGGACAATATGATTTGATATTCCGGGAATTTCTTTAGAAGAGAATGGCCTTCGGGGGCTTCTTGATCGGGCCAAAGCCTTTTGTCGTCAATCACCATCTGATGCGTCATGGCGATCAATGGCCAATTTATTTCTTTTTTTCTTTCTCCATAAAATTCTTTTATTTCTTTTCCGTAGGGGAATGCAGCAATTTCTATTGTGCTATTTTTATAATTATGTGTAAAATCATTTAGCCCAATTGTTTTAATTGCCTTGGCTGCCGTTAAGACACCAAGGCCAGATTTTTCAAAAAGATCAAGGCGATGATTAGGAAGATCGTGTTGCCCGGGGATGCAAATGATATCGTGACCTTTAAATTTATGAATTGCCCACTCCAGAAGCCAATTCGGCCACTGGGCTTTATGCCCGAGATCTCCCGCAATTAAAATAGGGCAATCATGCTCTTTAGATAAATCTAAAATGAAGTCAATTTTTTTCTCCATTGCGGCAAAGAAATTATCCTGCCGGCAAACAGGGGTGTCGGGGCGTATGTGCCAATCGGCGCTGAGAATTGCCGTTGCTTTTTGGGTTTTTCTTTTAAATTTTGTCATAACCTATTGTCCAAATGGGCAGTTTTCGGCATTGGCAGATGTGACATTATCCCTTTTAACTTTTAGCGTTTCTAATATTTTTTTATAAATTAATTTTTCCTTTTTAAACTGAGAGATTATTTCGGCAAAACCCGCCTTGTATAATTCTATTGTACAACCGTCCCCCCATAAAGGCGAAGATGGACCGGGCAAACAAAACACATAGTCTTCTTTATTCTTTGCGTCTACAATAGTTATTCCAATATCCGGGTCACAGCCAATAATTAACCCTTTATAAGTCCCTGAAAAGTTCTCGTCATCACAGATTATTTCTTTTCCTTCAAAATCTTCATAATCTTCTTTCATTTTAATCTCCTATATTTGGTTATTATGCTGCATAGGCGGATAAGCTTTATCATTTTTTATTTTCTTTTAGAGTGGTTCTTTTCTTTTTTCATATAGCCCTAATTCCTTAGCATACTTGCTTTCGTAATTTCTACTTATATCGGATACCCACCCACATTTAGAGCATTCATAGTTATAATCTGTTTTTTCTTCAGAACCAAAATATAAATCAAGGGTGTGCCCACATTTACATATTTTTTTTGTTCCATTTGGCTCTAAAATAAAACCATAGTATCCATAATCTTTTTCATTTACAATTTTAAAATCTTTTTTGTCTCTTCTTTTAAATTTTGTCATTATTTTTTATCAATAACATTGGTTATGTTTTGTGAAAATACAAGAATACCCGAGCTAAGAAGCGCGAAGAAAACAGATGATACAAAATACCCTATAAACCCTATAAATGAACCTGACAGGGCATTAAGGACACCACCAATAAGCCAAATTATTGCGCAAACATAATTAAAATTCATAATAATCCCCTTATTTTCCGCAAAGCGGGCACTGATCCGGCATTAATTCCACAAATTCCTTTTCATATGTTATCAAAAGATCCCCGGTTTTATTATACTGTTCATCCAATTTAACGCCGTTTTCATAGAGTTCCTGCAAAGTGTTATACTGATACACCCCTTTGGCTATTAAATCGTTTAAAACAAGCAATGCTTTAGTCTCATCACTATATTTAGCAATGCCCCTATACCATTTATCATCCTTTTGGTGTTGTTTTATCAAAGCTATGTATTTTTCCAATATTTCTTCTTGGTCAATGCCGCTATTAATTTGATTTGATAGTTCAATTAGATAATTTATTTTTTCATCATGTTTAATAATTTCTTTTAGTTTTTTATCCTCTTTTACAAAAGAAATAGCCCTATTGGTTAAATCAAATAATTTTTGTTCCTGTTCTTTTTTAACTATAATTTTATTGGATTGTGTTTCAAGATTATTAACCGCCTTTTGATGCTTTGTAATTTCTTGTAATGCTTGATTTTCTTGTTCAAGAAAACCCAAGTTTTTAATCAACCCTGCTAATTCTGACCATTGGGAATTCAGATGTTTTACATATCCTTCTAATTTTTCTAATTTTATTAAATTTTTGCCTGCTTCATCCAGCCAGTCATACTCTTTTAGTTTTTCTGTTTTTTCGTCCACTAATTCTTGCTTAACTTTTAGCTCTCTTTTTTCTCTTTTTAGTGCAACCGATATATTGGATAAAGAACGGTCAATTATATCAAGATTTACCAAACCATTGTAATGCCTGGCCACCTCAACAGGTTTTTTTTCTAACAAGAATGGGCCATCAAACTGGAAACCAATATTTATATCAGAAAGGTTTAAATGCTGTTGTATAATTTCTGGAACCTTGCCCCTGCCAAAGGCTTTGAATGGTTCTGATTCTCCAGACAAGGTATAAAGATTTTTTGTGCCCGCTTTCCATATCTTTTCTTTTTTATTAAAAACGGCATCCCGATAACGCCCAACTGATTTGCCAGCAATAGTTAATTGAACATCACAATCCCCGCCGGAATTGGAAATATAATCATCGCCATCAGGAGAATTATTGACTACCAGGTCAATAGCCTTGCCAATGTTTGATTTTCCGCTATCATTTGCGCCTACAATAACATTTAAGCCAGGATGAAAATCAATATGGACATCTTCATAACTTCTAAAATTTTTTATTGAAATTGAATCAATCATTTGTTTTCTCTAAAATCCTTTAATCTATTATAAGATTTTTTTAATTTATTAAATATTTTTTATCTTATCCCCGTAATCCAATTAATCGGGAATGTATCCACGACATGAAACCAAAATAAATCAACCATAAAATTTCCATTATCCCAATATACAGCAAAAAGGCTCCGATTGATTTCCCTGCTGGTATCCTTAACTGTCCCAAGCCAAAACCCAAACAATTCATCTAAAAAATAAAAATCTGCGCCAAATAAATTAAACGTCATTTTATTTTCCTTTCGATTTTATAATCCCCTTTGGTGGTTTTGTCCCTGTACCACGAACTAAAGAATGTAAATAATTTGCCCATTCAAGCATATACCTAAACTCTTTATTCATTTTCCCTGACTTCGGGTACACAGGCAACCTTCTTCTTGTAGGAAACATTTCAAAATAATATTTGCAGATTCGTTTGTAGTCCCGCTTCAAAAGTTTCTTGGCCTTCGGCCTTTCGTTGGGATGTACAATCTTTTCTCTCAGCGGTGGGTTGTCAATATAATCTGCTAAATTTCTCAATGCTTCCGATAATGATATCCCAAGTTTGTGCATACCGTATCGTTTAAAAGAATTGGCACACTTACCCTCCCAGGAATTAGCCTGAAAGTGCAATACCCCCCTTAATAACCCCTTGCCGTCTTCGCCAACAGGCTCAGATTTGTTTTTATGCTTGTGGTCGAAGACGGCATCCTCATATGCAATTTGCTGCCTTAAAATTGGGCAAAACTTATCTTGGGCAAGCCATTGTTCTTTGCGCAGTTTTATAAATTCTGCGTGGGTTATTTCTTTGAATTTAGTCATTAGTAACCAATAAATATTTTCTATCGCTATTGTGTTGGCCCACTTGATATCCATCTATTTCTTTTGTATGAAGTAAGAGCAAAACCCCTGTTGGATGTTCTTCCAAGTCTTTTTCTGATCTTTCAATAACCGTATGGGCAGCAATGTTTTTTCCTTGCCAATATGCTTGGGCCAATTCATAATTTTTGGCAAGAACAATTGATTCAACCTTTCCCTCGTATGTTTTGGCTATAAATATTGGCACCTTATCTCCTCCAATTTATAAGTTATTTGGCTATAAACCGGGACGAACCCTTATTTTATTTCTTTGCCTTATTCCCAAAATCTAAAGATCAAATTTATAGCCAAAAATGTTAACGAAAACTTTTGTTTTTTATCGGACAAACTTCTTTATTACAATTCCCCTCATAATGGTCTTTATTTTTAGGATGGTTACAAAATACCAAAGATGGCTCACATTCTCTATAATCCGGGCCAACGGTATATTCATTTTCTTCCCATTCTGCCAAAAGATACTTGCACCCCTTTCCAAAACCACTTCTTCATTTTCGGCCTCCTCTCTGATTGACCAAACTTTCCCACAAATTGAACAAATGAATTTTTTGTGTTCATCTTTTAAAAATTCAATAAATCGCAAATCGCCCTGACAATAAGGGCAAAAGGCAATAGCCATTTTTATTTTTCTATTTTTTACCATCTTTAATCTACCCGCATCAAAGCCTCTAAATGGTCAATTTGTGTTTGTGTTAATCCCGCTGTTTCTGCTGTTCGCATATAATCGATAATCTTTTGCCGATATTCTTCCGGCCTTTCCATCCAATCAATGAAAAGCATTAAAGCTTGTCCCGTTGGTAGCCAATACCCCTTTTTCATATATTTAACACACCGATACATTGAAGAAATTGGGCAATGAATATTTTTAATTCTTAATATTCTTTCTTCCTCATCATGTTTAAAATCAGCGTCAACCTTTGCCATGAGTGTAATATCTGTGAGTTGTAATTCTCTTGCAGTAAATACCTCAGGAAGTTTTGGGTCTTCCTTCCAAAATAATCCCGCACGAACAACAGTGAAATCAAAATTGCTTAAAATTTCATCCATTGTACCAGCGGCAACAATTGCCCCTTCTTTTATTGGCTTAATTAATTGAATGGGCGGGTATCCTTGGAATTCTTTAGCAGGCTTATATGAAATACAAATATTATTTTCAAAGAGAATTTCCAGATCACTGAAAACCTTTTTCATTTCTTCAAAAGCCTCTTCATCAGAAGAATAAACATCAATATCAGACGGAGGGGCAATTTTATCATTTGAAGAGCACATCCACCGAACATAGCCGCCGCAAATAACAACTTTTCTGTCTGCTATTCGTTGCATTAATAATGTTGCCCCATGTATGCCACGCAGTGGCCTCATATCAACGAATCCATTTTTTGACACATATTTAGGCTTAATTTTCTTTTCTTCTTTAACATTTTCTTCTATCATCTTTTACCACCTCTCCTTTGGTACTCTTTCTCGCTCTTTTTTGGTTGATAATGCGAAAATTTTTTCCCACAAATCAATTACAGCTTCTCTCAATTCTGTTTGTTTGTTTTCTCTTTCAATTATAACAATTGCTTCCTCAAGTCCCCTACCTCCGGCAAAATATTTTGTATCTTTTGTTTCTCGTTTATACCAAACAAGGTTCGCCCTTACATCGTCAATTCCATATTGAGGTAGTATATATATGAGGGCCGTTCCATATGCCATAGCGACACTTGATTTAACAATAAATGCATCAACAACCGTGCCATAATTTTTTTCAGTTTTATTTGTAATCGCCTTTCCTTTTTCATCCTTACGCCCGGTGTCGAACTCAACTTCCCTGGTTAGTTTTTCCTTCATTTGTAATTTAATTCTTAGAGATGAATAATACCCAATGGCATTCCCACCTGTTGCATCTTCAGATGGCCCAAAGGAGTTTCCTGTTGCCCGCATTTGATTTGAACAAACCATTAGAAAATTATTTTGAACGAGGGATCGGCAAACCTTTCTGCACTCTTGGGAAAATTCTTTGGCCCGCCGCATTCCCATCTTATCACCCTTTTCTCCCATTTCTAATTCACTGGATAAGGCGGCCAACGAATCAGCGAATATACCATTTACAGTGTCCGGATTTTTAGGTTTCCATTTTCGAACAGGTTCAAAAACCTCTGGAACAGTGTCGGGTGTGCTATAATCCAGTTCATCTGGCTTGACTCCGAAGCGGCCGGCAAACTGTTTATTTAATCTGCCTTCTGGATCTTTAAACATTACTTGCCCGCCCTTACGCTGCACATTGCCAGCTATCTCACAAAGGAGAACAGTTTTGCCAACAGAATTTTTGCTGTAAATTTCAACCATGATGCCACTTGGCAACCCACCACTACGAACCCTTTCACCACTGATTTCCAGATCAAGCAATGTTGATCCGGTAGAGGTAATCATATCAACATTGCCGTCATATTCTGCCTGACGCTCAATAACCATATCCGCCGATGTCTCGACTTGCTCTGCCAATGTTTTATGCCCTTTTGGTTCGGTTGTTTTATCTGATTTACTTCTTCGCTGCCGCATTACCATTATCAATTTCCTTTTTTAAAATTAAGGGGCAAGCCAGGCCCGGATACTTAAAACACGAATAGTGATCTTATCTGTTATCAATTCATATGTGTTTAAGAAGACGGCCGCCCTATACCTGGCGCTTTATTCTCTTACGCATCGTTAAATTTGCCCCTATTTTAATTATGCCTACAGGTACCATTCATGCCCCCCATGTTAATTCATGGTTTAAACCGGCTGCTACGAGGTGAGTCAATCCCCCAACTAACCAGCACATGCGACCTCCGTTTCGGTATGACTAATCCTCAGTCCGTGGTACCCAACCCGCGTACGAGTAGGCATAAGGTTTAATTACCCTGTCTGCCTACGCCTACGCCCCGTTGGGGCCGAGGCCTCTTCCTTCTTTGGCTCCTCCTTTTCCATATCGTTTTTCATTTCTTCCGCCATTGCTTGTTTATCTGCCATAGCCGTACATGCATCAAAAGTTTTTTCTGGGCAAGCTTTACACAGGTCATTATCACCCGGATCGCCAAATATCATTTCATCATTTGGGCAACCATCGCCTTCTTCCCATTCCTGTATTGACGGGACATCTTCGGGCTCCGTCTCTTTCGGCTTTTGCCGACCACGACGGGTTCCGGTAGCTTTTTCTTTTTCGGGCTCAACCTCTTTGTCACCACCTTCTTTCTCTTCTTCGTTAAGGCCAAGGTGGGCTTCTCGGAATTCCTCATAAGTGCAGATTTTAACCAAGGCATCGAACGATACGGTGTCGTTTACAATGTCTTCCGGGTATGGATCACGATCTTTGAACTCAATATTGCCTGCTTCGGTAAAGGTATTTTTTTCAAGCTTTTTTTCCTTACCCTTAATTTCAATTGATTTTCCTATTTCAATATCGGAAAACAATATCGTTTCTTCTCCCCCATCGGCTTCATTTAAAATCTCTTTTTCAAAACAATAATACGATGCATCTTCCCAAATACCAAAAGCGCCATCCGGATTATTTTCTTCGCTATAATCATAAATATTATACCAGCAACGCCATGATGGCTTTAATGGCTTTATAACCTTATCGTCTGGTTCGGCCTTGCTGTATTCTTCAAACATATCTTCACACCGTGGGCATCTTTCTCCGAATGCCAACCTGGGGCAAAGAAAAGTATCGTTATTTTCCCCCACATTTTTATGCACTGGCAATTCTAATTTATAATCCCAATCGCCGACCTCAAGGTTGGTTGTTAAGCCAGAGAATGTTTTGAGCTTTTTATACCATTCTTGTGTAATTACAAATGGAAGAAAATCGACCAAATTTAACTCCTTGCCCACTGTTGGTGTAAAGCCTGGTGGCCTTGTCCCAACAAATCGGCTCCAATCCAATACCGATTTTCGGCCAAGGCCTTTTTGGTCCTTTGTTTCAACCGCCTGTTTTTGTCGATTTCTTAATTTTTCTCGTCTTAATTCTACTGCTGATTTTGGCATTTTGTTTTCCTTTTTTATTTAAGTGGTTTTAAATCCATAATTTCATCCGGAATAAATATATCAAAAACCGTTTCGTTAAAATATTGAGTGTCAACCAACCATCTATTTAGATGGGCAATATCAACTTGAATTGCCGCATTTTCAACAAAGCTTAAGGAATCAAAATTATTTCGAGCATTTTCATATGTTGCCTTTGTAATTTTGAATTGTTCAATTTCGCTTCTTATTGTCAAAATATTCGTGGGAAGGGCTATTAAGGATACAAGCAAGGCCGCCCCTCCAACTACGGCTAACACCCCACCAAAAATTTCATAGTCATAACCGAGTTTATAAACAATAATCCCCACAATTAAAAAAACAAATGATATAAAAAAAATTAACATTTTATTTTCTCCTCCTCTTATTTATAACTTCTCTTTGGGTTTCAGCCACCTTATCCCTTGCTATATCCTGTTCCAAAATAAACTTCTTACCCCCTTCCGCCATACGCTCTTCCCGTGGTGTAGCAAAATAATTTCGTGTCCAAAGCTTCACTTCGTCTTCAAGAGCAGTTTTTTTATCATCAAAGGCTTTTACAGCATTCCAGGCCATTGACAACTGGTATTCGGCCTCAATTTGTTCCTCCTTGGCCTCTTTGTGATCTTTATGCTCCCGGTAATGCGCTTCCCTTAAATCAGCACTGGCCAATTTGAGTTCCTTTGCCTCTCTGATGAGCCGGGAACGAGTAACCTTGACTTTTTCATGGGCCTTTTTAGTCACCCTCTCAAGATAGGAAATTTCATTAGCGTATTTATGCCGGGTTTGCGCATGCTTTTGCCACTCTTCGTGAAGGTTGTCCAAGTCTATGGCAACGTCTTCGTTGAAATTAAATTCTGTCATTATTTATTTCCTTTTGGCATTTTAAATTATTAATTTGTTCTTGTAAACTTTCTACTAAATCACATAGAGAATCTATTTGGTTTAAATATTCCCATTTTAATCCCACCGTCCATATATTTTTAAACCCTTGCCTTATTTCCTGTGTATCTATTTTCTTCATTGTTTTATTTTCTTTTTTAACAGGGGTTCTTTTCTTCTTCTGGGATTAATGCCCCTTTTATATTATTATAAGATTTAAGCCAATTTTTAAATATTTTTTATTTTAAAGCGTCGTGTTGTATGCCGCAAAATCTATACCGGCACGGCCAGTGTAAAACACCGTCTCTCTAAAGCAGTCGAATACAAGGGCCGAGCGTGCCGCCACCTCTTCCCATTTGGCTCTATTTTTTTTGTTATATCCATTCCTATCCAAAGCAACGGAGGCAAACCAGCCAATTATCGCTCGGCGCATTTGCTCGGGCTCTACACCCTTTATTCCCTTCAGAATTTCCGCTAATTCTGGCCAAGAAGCCCCTTTCAACATTGCTTGGCAAAGTTCCTTTGTTTCCTTTTCTGCTTCTGATTGCTGAATGGCATCAATCATTTCCCCTGGCTCAAGGTCGATTATATCATCTAAAAGTACCAAGGCTTCCCGAGGGCTTCCGTCGGCCGCCTTAATTATTTCTTCCTTCACATCATCAGCTATTTCAAAAGTTAAATCGGGATTGGCGGCAGCTTCCTTTTTTAAAACCCAATCAAGCAATTCTTTTATTTTTTCATCAGGCAATAACCCAACCTTCCATTGGGTGCATCTTGATTTAACGGTTGCCATAATTTTATTTAATTCAGTGGTACATAAAATAAAATAACAGTGTTTTGGCCCACTCTCCAGTGCCTTTAAAAGTCCTTCTTGGAACTTTGTAGAAGATCCGTGCGCCTCATCAATAAGCCAAACACGGCACTTTGATTCTGAATCCATTGGTAAAAAATTCATATTTTGTCGAATTTCTCTTGCTGAATCAATACCGCCGGTTTGTACAGCGTCAAGCTCAACAAAATCATTACTGCTAACTTTACACCCTAATTCCTTTGATATTATGTAAGCAAGAGTGGTTTTGCCGCAATTATGGTGGAATATACCGTTAGCCCAATAATTGTTATAAACAGGAACATGAAAATCATAATATTTTTCCTTTACAATTTCTGTTATTTCTTTTATATAGGTATATCCGGTTATTTTATTTTTTTTATTAAGGGAGGGAGAACATGCCAAAGGGGATTTACCAAAGGGAAAAGAATTCAAAAATTTATCAGTCAAGGATTTTAACTGAACACCAAGATTATAAAATTTCTCTTTTTTATAAACAAGGGGCAAACCAAACCGAAATTGCCCAGAGGTTTGGTGTTGATAGGCGGGCAATAAGGCGTTCTTTAAGGAGAACGGATACACAAATAGACCCCAAAAGAAAAGGGTTGTCTGGAGAAAAAAATCCAGCATGGAAAGGGGGGAAAATTTTAAGAAAAGGGGGGTATGTTTCTTTACATCGACCAAATCATCCGAGCGCAAACCAAGGCGGATATGTCGCAGAGCATCGTCTTGTAATGGAAAAAATGATTGGAAGAATTTTAAAAAAGAAGGAAGTCGTTCACCATAAAAATGGGATTCCTGGTGATAATCGGCCTGAAAACCTTCTTCTTTTTCGAAACAATGGTGAACATCTTGGGGTTGAACTAATGGGGAAAATTCCCAACTGGACAAAAGAGGGTAAGAAGAAAATTGCTTCCCGATCAATTCCTTCAATGAAAGGTATTCCCCAGAAACTAAACGGAAGCGGTGTTCGTATGTTACGTAGAAAACAGATTCAGAGGTTTCTACACGAAACATGCGATCTTCAGAATACTGGACCGGTGGCAGAGCTTGGGCAATTACCCCCTGGTTATCAGAGGCGCAAGAAATAACATGGAATGGTTTTTTATTTTCCCATCTTTCTTTTACAGTTATATTTGATTTATCTATAGGGTCAAATATAACTGTATCCCCTCTTAAACAGCCCCTTGGCCCATGTAAAAGAATAGCGTGGGGCGGATCACCCCCTTCAACCTTATTCTTTATTTTTTTAACCGTGGTTTCATTTCCGATAATTTCAGAAAGTTTATCTGGGCGGTGAACCTG